GTACTGTCAGCCTCTTGAGTATCTTTTTTTGGTTGTGCGCTACGAAAGTTATCTAAATCGAAGACTACCTCATTGAGCCAGTTATCAAATTCTGATGAATTTTCTACCATATGAAATGCATTTTCATCTGAATAGTCTAGTTCTGCTTTTGGATCTTGTCCGCTAATATCTACTAATAGTAGATCTTCTAGATACTCTATTTTGCATCCTCTCCAACTTTTTACAGTTGCAGCAGTAAATTCTTTTACGAATTTATCATCATCAAGGGATTCTTCAAATCCTCGTGTTTTTCTGTTAAATTTATTGTGTGTGCATCTTTTTCTTAATGCCAAAAGTTCTTTTCTAGATAGATTTGCTAATTCGACTTCGAAGCCGTCTAGTCCGGGAAACTCTACCCAAGTTGTTTTACTATTTACTAGTAGTGATTTTAAGTCCATGTTTTTATTCCTATGAATATTGTGTGATGCTTGAGCCTACTGCTGTATTATTGGTTGTTCGCCAATCATAGCTTTGTACATATACATCGCCCATTTGTACTCGAGCGGTATACATAGCGGGATTAACATTTAATGATAAAAATCCATTATCACTAGAAGGTTTTCCTACTTGTACTGCTTTGATAGTAATATTGCTATTAGTACTAAAGTCATCAAATTGTGTTATATTGTTATCTGTTTGGTACTGTCGTATTTCTCCCGAAATTATACGATTTGTTACCACGTATGCACTAGGATACATAGCATTACTTGAATTAGTAACAGCTAAACTATCCTGAAGATTTTCGAATGCAGTCCAGTCTATATTATTCTGTATTTGTATGCTGGAGCTAATGATACTATTCATATCTAAGCTATCAACGGTTAATACAGGAAAAACTAATAGGGGACTTCTAGTGGAAGACTCAGATTGAGCCGTTCCTGGAATGGTGTAACTTTCGTCACCAGCCCTTGTTAGTTTAGTTCCTTGTCCTTCTAACTGTACAGAGAATTGACTCTGTGGTCGAATATCTAAATTTCCTGATGTGATAACGCATTTTTCTATTTTAAAAGTAGCGCTACCTGTCTGAACATACATATCAAATGATTTTAACTGTTGAGTACTGATACCAGAATCAACTGTTGCTACCAAATCTGATAGTAGGTCTATGACAATAGACTCATCTTTCTCTATTGTTAAAGGAACTTCAAAACTAAACGAAGCCGGCTGGGCTTTTGTTATATTTGATCCCTCGAACATTTTTGATTGATCGTGCAAAGTCTTTACTGGGTACGAATCTTCCGCAAATGTTTGAGAAAAGNNNANGGCGGTNGTAGTATANATTCTATACTTNTTNCCGCCATANACTATATATAGCTTACTCTCCTTGAGAAAACTATGNGACATNAGACTTAGGCGTCTAGTGCAGTAGCACCAGTTGCTAGATACCCAGCTTGGGTATGCGAAGTACTTCCTAAGTATTTAACTGTAATTTCATCTCCAGTTAATAGATCTGAACCATGAGCTGCGAACTCTAATGATGCAGATACTAGATCGCCAACTTCAACTGTCGGTATGGACAATTGAGCACGTGGCATATTAAATTCGACACCTGGGGCAGTAAAATCGTCTGCTCCGATAACGTCACCATCTGATCCAACAGCTCCGGCTACACCCATGAATAAACGCATGTCAAACACGTTTGTTACAAGGTCAGTTGCGCCAGATAAATCTGTTAGTAGTTGGTTTGAACCATTTGATTTGGTGTCAAGGTACATGGTTAAAGAACCACTAATTACCCTAGCGCCTGTAAATGAGCCGATAGGCTTATCTACGATACCAATTGTTTCTGGTGTTACATAAGTAACGTTGTTTGCAATAGTTAGAGAACCACCTGTGATATTAATATCATAAGTTCTGTCATCTAAACCATTTGAAGAAGATCCACCACCTTGTGCATCAGCGTCAAGATATAGTGTTGAGAGTTTATTTCTCAAGTAATCTGCGTCTGATGGACCGGTTGTATCTACATAGTTATAAGTCTCTACAAAAGTATCAGTGTTAGCACTGGTTGGTGCTTGTTCTGCTGTAGTTTGAATTATGAACTTTGAAGGATCTTCGATTGCTTCTTCTACTTGATCAATAGTTGTTGCGTTACCAGACCATGTGATCTGTGCAATACCATCAATAGAGAAGTCTATTTCTGCTTGGTTGACCTGTGCATCATTCAACCTGTATGTTGTGTTTTCTAGTGCGAAGTACAAATTCAGTTTCATAAGTTCATGAACGTCTGATTTTGCAAAAGTACACTGTGAACCGTTTTGAGCAGTAGTTCCTACTACTACACCACGTCCATCAGCAGCTGCATCTCCAGGTAATGCTGTACCTGATAGTGCTGCCCATAGAATGTTTTCAACACAGTCATGGTCTAATGCAGTTCTAAAACTTGCTGAGCCATGAACGAATGGTCGTACATAAGTACCGAATGACCATTCTGCAGGTGGTAAAGAATCATTGAATCTTTTTGAACCCCTGTTAGGTGCTGCACCAGCTTCTGAGATAGTTACATCACTTGAGTCTGAACCCTGTGAGAAACTATATCCGTCTAGTACACCAACTCTGAATGTGTTAGCATCTACTTCGTTGCCTTTGAACTTTCCTGTTCCTGTTCTTCCGCCATCTGCTGTTGTTGTTGCTGCGATTGAATCGACAGTTACAATAAGTCCTGATGCGCCAGAATTATCTGTTCCTGCGTAATTTTGGACCGCACTCTCTGTTGCAGTTTCATCAACTGCAAATGCTGCGCCCCTAAAGTTATTTGGTACCATAATACTTGCTACTGGGCCAGTTGAACTGCCTCCAGTAATTGTTTTTACTATACACTTAAAGCCTGTACCGTTACTAGAAGTTGTTCCTAGTGTTACGATGTCGCCTACAGCATATCCAGTTCCTGCAGTAGATACATGACAAGTTTTCACTCCGCCAGTTGCACCAACTCCATTTACTGAGCTCACAAATACTTTAGTATTTCTTGATAGATTTAAAGCCATTTGCTTTCTCCTATTTTATCGTCTTTGAAAGTACGTCGCTAGATTTTTATCAGCGTTTGTAATTTCGATTAATACCTACACGTTATTGCTATCTCGCCAATTCCAAGAGGAGTTAAAACTCCTTCATCGGTAGTGACTGACAACAACGTTAAGGAAGTCGTTGTTAAGTTTGGACTTACAGTATCGTCGTAAGTCAAAACATCATTTTCATCTATTACCCTTTCAATGTCTTCCATTAAAAGTGCTAAGACCTCTTGGGGATCTTCTTGGTCGTCGACATAAACTCTTATATCTAGATCAAGAAACCTCCATTTAAACTCACCAGGTTGATACTCTCTAGTTTCATCTCCTGCGACTACACAAATTTTTGGGTACTCTTGGATTTGATCTAAAAACACCATTCCTGAATGTGCGTTATTAAATATATTTGAATTGAAGGGATGATTACCATCAATCTCTTTAATTTTTTCTACTAGTGCATCACTTATCTTTTTTCTTGCTGTTCTATACTGTGATGCCATTTAATTTCTCCTAAGGCTAACTAATTTTTGGGATGTTAAACCCATTGCTAATTCTCTTATGCTTTTTGCTATAAGAGGCTTTGGATTATATCCAGAAGGCCATCTTATACTACCTGTGTTTTCAAAAGTTTCATAAGGAGATAACATATATGTATACTCTCCACTTATTCCTGCTTTTGTAGCTCTTAAATTTTGAACTTCTACACTATTTGAGAATCTTCCAGTCTGATTTATTAATGCTGGTCTTCCCATATTTTTTCTAACTTGTGCAGGGAGTTTTTTATTTATCATTGTTTCTATTTTTAATAGATTACCTGCATCTCCTTCTTTTTTCTTTTCTTTTGGAACGGGCCTTGGTAGTCTCCCTTTTGTTGCTACAGCCATAGTTGATAGTGTAGCTTTACTAATACCTTTTGGTTTTAATATTTTTTCATTTCTTTTCTTTGTGCTAAATTTGGCTACATTGACTTTATATCTCATGTCGGGTAACCCTGCTTTGGTTAAGGGTCTTAGTATGTCTGTTATAACATCGCCACCTACTTGATCATTTAAAGACGTACTAGCTTCGAGTTGTACATCAGATAGAACTTGTTGTGTACTATCTTTAACATGCTGTGTTATATAATCTTCTGCATGTTCCATTATACTACCTAAATCACTTGCTAAATTAGTAGGATTTTTCCCTAGACTTAATTTTACAACATTTTTTGTCTGATATTTACCTATTCCGTCTTTAGTAGGTTGTAAATTCCAATCTATCTTTGTATTTTCTATAATATGTTTTATAATATCAAATTGTCTAATTGCTATTCCATTATAAGTTATGGAAGGACTGGACTCATTTAAAGCATCAGTAAACAAATCTCTTGTTGCTTGTGAAGCTGTAGTAGTATCTAAACTATGTTCTCTTTTTGCCGAACTTCTAAAAGTTTTGATAATAGTTGTTTCTCTTGTGCCTCGTCCACGACTTGCAGGTCTGTCAAACTGCCTATCCGGGTTATCTAAAGCACTGCCATAAAATTGTCTTAACTTTACCTTATTGTTTTTAACCCATTGTTTCCAAACATCTCTAGTAAAAGAATCATATATTCCTTCAATTTGTGAGTTACCTTTGCTTTTTCCCATACCATAAAATACTAAAGCTAAACCATTGTTTGATTTAATGCTAGCTACTGGAGCATTCATATATACACCTGTTTGAATAGGAAGTGACTTAGTTTCTCTAACCCCTTTTAAAAGAGTATTTCCAATTTTTTTCTTTCTTGCATATCTATTAATTACTGTTAAACTAGCTTTTTCCCATTCTGCTACAGTATTAAATTCGGAAGCACTACTAAATAGATTATCTTGAATTAATATTTGTATTATTTTCTGTGTTCCAATTATAAAATCGTTATAAGCATTTGAACCGCCTAATGTAAACTCAACAAGTGTTTCGTCGTTTGGCATAAATTTATCTGACCAATCTTTTTGTGCTGCTTCTAAATTTGCTTTAAATTGAGTTTTAAGATTATCTACAGACATTAGCTATAGATTTTATACATATCAAGTATTCGCTTAATATGATCTGGAAAACCTATATTACCACTAAGGCTAGAAGATACTGCGTTTTCAACAGTTGCTCCTGCAATCGACATTCTTTCTTTTCTTTCATCTTTTAAGTAGTACTTGATCAAATCAAATACTGCTAGTTTTAAATCGTCTGGTG